GTGCTTTCTTTTACTTCTTCATATCTAGTAACTCCTTTCTCATCTACATCTTTTACGTAACTTTTGCCTGATTCAGATTTAAAAACTTCTTCATCCATTTTTGCTTCAGCATATTCACCTTTTTTATTCATACGATTAAATTCATCTATCGCTTCTTCTTTAGACTGAGCTGATTCACCTTTCCATCTTCTCCAGAGCTCTGCTATTGTTTTTCCAAGCAATACTATAGCTGCAATAATTCCAACCACAAGTGCTACTATTGCTATAATAGGCAAAGCTGCAACTGTAAAAGCTGCTCCTATCAGACCTATTCCTGCTACAAGAGCAGGAATAATTGCAACAAGCATTAATATTGGTCCAAGAACTACCATTAATGCAGACCCTATTGCTAATGCTGCTACTGCAAATTTAGTTAATGTAGGATGTTTTTCAAACCAGCCAATAACTTTGCCCAATATATCAACTAGACTAATAAAGGCTGGAATAAGAGTTCTACCCATATCATCTTTTAATGCAGCAAATTTATTTTTAAGAATAGTTACTTGTGAATCTGTCGTTCCATATCTTTTTTCTGCTTCTTCTACTAACGCTGTATTTTCTTCCCATGCTTCTACAGAACTTTTAACAGCTTCTGTTACTCCATCTTGTGAACCAGATAGTCTTAACATAGTATCTGTTATTCGAATTGATTTCAAATCTAAATCTTCTAAAACTCCAAATGTATCTCCACCAGACTCTGTTATTCCTTTCAATCCCATAATAACTTTTGACATCGCTTCTATTGGCTTTTCTTTCCATGCAATAGTAAATTCTTCCATTGTCATTCCTGCAACTTCAGCAAATTTTTTAAGTTCAGCACTACCAACTTCTATCATTGAACCATGAGCGTCTTCAAGCTCCACAATAGCATCTTTTTGCATCTTTATTTTTTCAGTTATTTCTTCTATTTTCATTTGTGAAGATACTCTTGTCGACTCTTTTGTGGTTTCTGTAAATTCAGATTGTTTTAATGCAGCTAATGCCAACTGGTTTTCTAAATCTTTGAGACCACTTTCATGTTCTTCTATTAAAACAGTATTATCTACCATAGCTTCACCACCTCCTGCAACTGCTTTAGCTATAGTAATCATAGCTCTTGAAATTGCACTGCCACCCATTTCTGATTTGATACCTAGAGCACTTAAAGCAGCACTCATACCAAATACTTCTTGTGTTGTTAATCCAATTGTTTTACCAGCACCCATAATTCGCATAGACATAGTAACAATTTCTTGTTCAGAAGTTGCAAAATTATTTCCTAAATCAACTATTGCTGAACCCATCCTATCAACATTTTCAATAGGTTCATTCATTACATTTGCTATTCTTGCAAATGCTGTTGCTGCTTCTTCTGCAGTTAAATTTGTAGTTACACTTATATCAGCTATTGTTTTTGTAAATTTAGCAATATTATCTACTCCTTCTACTCCAAGTTGTCCTGCTATTTCACCTATACTACTTAACTCTTCAAAAGTTATTGGTATTTCTTTAGTTAAATCTTTAAAAGTTTGCCTTAACTTTTCAAATTCTGCTTCACTTAATTCAACAGTTTTTTTGACTCCAGTAAATGCAGTTTCAAAAGAAGCTGCTGTATTAATAAATCCTTTAGATGCTGCAAGTCCTGCTATTCCAAGTGCCGTTATACCAGCACCTATTACTAACATTCCTTTATTTACTCCAGCAAATACATTAGTAAATTTATCTACAGCTTGTATAACTATCGTAACTGCTGCACCACCTGCAGCTCCAGCTAAAAATCCTGCCATTATCTTTTTCTCCTAGCTTTTCTATTTGCCTTTTTTATTTGTTTTTGTTTTTCTTTTTCCATTTTATTGTTTTCATCTATAAGCATATTAATTTCCACATATGTGAGTTTCGGAATTGTAAAACAAGTATATCCTTTTTTATGAAGAAACCAATTTAATTTGCTTTCGTCATTATAGATTTTTTTTTTGCTTCTGCTGAATCCAACAATGATTTAGTTGTTGATGTTTGGATCTCTATTTGAGATACACTTGTTGTTAAAGACAATAGTGCCATTTTAAGAGCTCCATACATTATTGGTTGTATATATTCAAATTCATCTTTTGTAAAAGTTGGATTTTTTGTATGTGTTCTTATTAGCTCGTCTTCATCATCTGGAACTTTAACAAGTTGTTGGAATTCACCTTTTGTTAAAGGTGTCATCATCACTTTTGGTTTATCTGGATGCGTTTCCAATATAATTTCAGTTGGAATAATATTTCCTTCTCCATCTCTTGCTATTACACATTTTTCTTTTTCTACTATGCTCATTTTGTTTCCTCCTAGTTATTTAGTTACTAACTGATATCTCCTCAAAAAATAAAGAAGAAAAAAAATAAAAAATTTGCTTACCAAGCATTATAATCGACAATTGCATCTTCTACTGTAACAGATACATGTGCTGGAATTATTGTTAATGACTGATCATGCGTTCCTTCAACTGGTGATGGTACTTCCATATCAGTTAATTTACAACCACTCATAATTATGAATGCACTTCCTCCTGCTCCAATAGATTGAATCATTGCATTAAATGTACTTCCACCAAGATAATATTGTTCATAAAATGTTTTTGCATTTGTTGAATCCATCTTAGCTGTAGCAGTTAATTCATAATCTCTATTCAATGGCAATGGTTCTTTGATAACTCTGCTTCCATTATTATAATGGCCTGCTTCCAAATTATTATTTACTGTAAATGAAAACTCTGTGGTATTATCAATTGTAGTTCCTGATGGTATTTCCAATAATGCTTTACTAAACATAAATGGTCGTGTAGATGATGGCGTTGCTGCCACTACTGCACCTGATGCATAAACAACTGACTGTCCCATATATGCTATTTCACAATTTACTGGTTCTCCTTGGCTCCATGTTGCTGTAAATGAATTAATCATACATCCACTTGAAGTTCTAACAAAATTACTTCCTGCTGTACCACTATTTTTACTATCTTCTAAAGCAAAACTGCTTAAAGATTGCCCTGTAACAGCATAATTAGTATCATCACTATTCGTTTCTGTAAAACAATGTGAACCTGCTGCTGACGTATCACTAACACTTCCAATTGCAAATCCTAACATTTTCCAGTCCTGTGGATAGTAACTAAATGTTCCTGTAACATCAATATTTCCATCTTCAAATACATCAACATTTCTATCCGTTGATCCTTGATATCTTATTGGAATTACATTCATTTCTTCATCAACAGTGTGTTCTTGAACTAATCCAACCCATTGACGAGTGCCACTTGTAGCAGCATATGTTCCACTTTCATATATAAATGCGAGCTGATTTTGGTCTGCGATATACTTACTCATTCTTATAACCTCCTTCTAAATACATAAATACAAATATGTAACCTCAACAACTTTAACTCTAATATCTCCTTCTGAAATGTTTACCGCACTATTCATACTAAAATCATGTAAATTAGCAGATGTTATGTCATCTCCAGACAATTGATTTGTTCTAAGATAATCATAAATACTATTAAAAATTTCATCTCGTTCTTTAACATTTCTTCCCCAAATTCTAATTTCAATACCTAAACGTAATATAGTTCCTTCACTTCCCATCCCTAATTTACCTTCTTGAACTGTTCCGCTATCAACAATTGTAATAATAGGATAATTCACTACATTTCTTGGATAGCTTGTCATAACAAATTTTTCATTTGATGGTCTTGATGTCATTGGGTCATCCACATTATTTCTAATGTTATCTCTAATTAAGATTATCAAATCTGACATAAAAGTTGCACTTTCTACTGTTTCTATACTCATTGTTTTGCCTCGCTTAGCATTAAGATACTCGCTTGTATCTTATCTTTATAAATAAACTAATCTTTTTAAATAAATAGTATTATTTTATATAAACTATGCATCAATCTCCTTTTTTACTATCTCTCGAATATTTTTTGTAGTTCTTAATTTTGTATTTTTAAAATGATGCCTTGGACCACCTATTATACAAGCACTTAATTCTACATTCTGTGCATATGGTGTAGTAGGAGCATGCACCTTACCCATAGCTTTTCCTGTTTTATCAAATTTGACATCATTTACAAAATGTCCAGTATCAATACTTTTATGCTCAGATCTGTTACCTATTATACTTTCTTTTACTTCTTCTTCAACATATGCTCCAGCTCTTACAACTCCAAGGTCTGCACCATTTTCAACTTTGATTTTTGCTACTTTCATTCTTGCCATTACTCTTGCAATTCCAAGTATCTGAACATTAACTATATTTCCTTTTGTTCCAGTTACTTTAGCCATTAATTATAATCCTCCAAAATCTCAATTTTCAAATTATGATTATTTGGAAGAGTCATAATACTTCCTGTTCCCCAAGTTGTTTGAAATTCTCCCCAGTATGCTCCTATAGAACCAGTATCAAGAACATCCCAATTGTATTGACACTCTCCAGCAGTTGAATCTGTAATAGTACATGCTCCAGAACGATAATTTGTATAATCAATTAAGTTACCCATAATAAAAAATACAGAGCCTGCAGTTAAATCAACTGCTGAACCATTATTATATTGCAATGTTACATTTAATACTGGTTGTGTATCAGATTTTTTTATTTTAAATGTTTCCATGTTGTTATACCCCCCTTATAATAATATTATTATTACTCGTTTTAAATATTTTATCAGTATTAGAATTTTTAATAATAATTCTTGGAACCATACCAAATAAAGGAGCTGCACTAAGAGATGGTGATGCACTAGCACTAGAAGATGAGCTTAAACTTAATGATGAAGAAGAACTAGCAGAACTTGAAGGAGATGGAGATAAACTACTTGAACTAGAAGGACTAAGTGAAAGAGAAATAGAGCTACTAGGACTTGAAGATTCACTACTCGAAGGAGAAGGAGACAAACTAATTGAAGATGATGCTGATGGTAATTCAGAAATCGAAGTACTACTAGAAGCTGAACTACTTGGACTTAATGATAAAGATATTGAACTACTCGCACTTATTGACTCACTGACTGATTCACTCACTGATGCACTACTAGATGGTTATGGTGATAGACTAATTGAACTTGATGCACTTATTGATTCAGAAATACTTTCGCTTACTGATGTACTACTACTGGGAGACAATGACAAAGACTTTGAACTTGATGCACTTATTGATTCAGAAATACTATTACTACTTGATGCGGAACTTGATGGACTTAAAGATAATGATGCAGATATACTTTCACTAATAGATGCAGAACTTGAAGGAGATATACTTAATGATTCTGAACTAGAAGGAGAAGCACTTGCTGATGGTGATAATGATGCACTAGCAGAGCCTAGAGATAAACTTGCTGATTCAGAGACAGATTCACTAGCCGACACACTACTGCTAGGAGATAATGATAACGAGATTGAGCTTGATGGAGATGAACTCTCAGAGGCAGATTCAGAAACAGATGCTGAACTACTAGGGGACAGACTTAAAGAGGCAGACATAGACTCTGATACACTTTCTGAAGAGCTAGGGGAAAGTGATAAACTTACTGAACTAGAAGATGAACTACTTGGTGATAAACTAAGAGATACTGAACTAGATGGAGAAGACGATTCAGATATACTTTCAGAAACACTGGCTGAACTACTTGGACTTAAAGATAGAGATGCACTTGATGATACACTTGAACTTTCTGAAATACTCTCTGATACACTCGCACTTGAAGAAGGGCTTAAAGAAAGACTAGCTGAACTAGAAGGGCTACTAGATTCTGAAATGCTTTCACTGACCGATGCTGAAGAACTTGGTGACAAAGATAAAGACGCTGAAGATGATGGACTAGAAGATTCCGATACACTCTCTGAAACACTAGCAGAACTAGACGGACTTAAAGAGAGAGAAGCAGAACTACTTGAAGATGATGATGCTGATACCGACTCACTTGCTGATGCCGAACTTGACGGAGATAAAGACAAACTTGTAGAACTAGATGGACTTGAGCTTTCTGAGACTGATTCGGAAACACTTGCACTAGATGATGGACTTAATGATAAACTAGCAGAGCTACTAGGAGAACTAGATTCAGATACACTCTCTGATACAGATACAGAAGAAGAAGGACTAAGTGAAAGACTTGCTGAACTTGATACAGAAGAACTTTCTGATATTGATTCTGATACAGATTCTGAACTACTTGGACTGCCAGCAAATACATTAAAATAATCTATTCCTAATGTCTGCTCTCCAAGACTAGGACTAGCACTTTCTGAAACTGATTCTGAACTAGATGGTGATGGAGAAACAGAACTTGAAACAGACACAGATTCTGAACTGCTTGGAGATAATGATAAACTTTCTGATGGACTTGGTGAAAGACTTAAGCTAGCAGATGAACTAGCACTAGCAGATTTGGAACTACTAGAAGATGATGATACTGAAGATGATGCAGATTCTGTTGTAAATGGATAAGTCAATCCTGAACCTGAATTATATAAATCTGTTACATCTTGCTGAGTCAATACTCTGCTCCAATATCCCATTTCATCAATATTTCCAGGCCAGTTATCTCCATCGGTTGCCCTTGCTCCAATTATTGTTTCTGTATCGTGTTCCCAACTAGTAGAATAACTTCCTGTACTATCCTCTGAACCATCAATATAAATATCTCCATCTGATGTTGTAACAATATGATGCCATGCTCCATTTGAAATGGATCCTGAACTTCTTGGTGCTGAACCACTTCCATCTAATTGTGAATTTAAAACTAATCCATATCTCATCGCTATTGTAAAATGATTTGTATTTCCTGATGCACTTGTTATTATCTTCTTTGTTGTTGATGAACTCGTTGATGTTTTCACCCAACAAGATATACTCCAACTAGCATTATCGTATTGTGTCCCAGAGCCTAATTTTGTCAGTGACCCTCCGTCTCCTGAATATAAATAACTATCAGTTAATATTCCATCTTCTCCATATGTTACGCTAGAATTTGTTCCATCATAAGTTCCCTCCTTGTCGTCTAAGTCTCCTGATGCTTCATCGAAATTCCAGTAACTTACTAAATTTGTTGTAGTAACCATTATACAGCCTCCTGATAAACACGACAAGAAATTATATTACTTGCGTCTTTGTAATTAGTTAAATCTGCAATAACACCACTCAAAATAAAATCAGCATTAACATTTGTAGTATTATCTGAATCAATCGCATCCCAAGTTGTAGTGTCTCTATTATAAATTTGTAAATAAACAGTTGATGTTGAAGTAGCTTGTGTAGATTGACCAACAGAAGTAATTGTCGCAGAATTTTCACTAACAAAAGTTTTAAATTGATGTATTATAAATTCTCCAGTTCCTGTTTGGTCTACTCTTACATTATTTATGGTTTCCACATCAGTAACATCACCTGCCGTATAATCAGTTTCTAAATTTGTATCATCTCCAGGCAAAGTATTTTCATCGCCACAGGTATAATCTGCATAACCAAGACTAGGAGAAGGAGACACACTTGCAGAACTACTTGGTGAAACTGATGATGATTCTGAACTACTTGCAGAAGCAATAATGTCATCTAAACTATCTGTTATTTCAAAAGTATCACTTATATTCTTAATAAGTTCTACTGCTGTAGTTATAGCCATTATACAGCCTCCATTATTATACTAACACCAGGGTTAGTAGATACAAAAGAACAATTAGCAAATAACCATATTTGTTTGTTTTCATCTACAGCTACATCTGTCCAAATAGTTTGTGCTGAATCTGTTAAAGTTATATTCTGAGACATATCAGACTGATTAGATGCAAATAATGTCCAATTAGTATTAGTAGCTCCACTCATTTTAATTGTAAAATTGCCTATAGCACTTCCATTATTTGTAGCATTAATGCTTGATATCGAAGAAGTCTGACTGTTTGGTATGCTTGGATACCATTCCCAATCAGGAGAACAATTTGTAAACCTAATAAATCCTAATGGTAATGCTGTAACATAATTAATATCTGCTACTCCTTCAAGCTCTTCTATTTCAATTTCATGTTTGCCATCCATAGTTAAATTAAAAATCAATGTTCCAGTACTATTAGATTGCACCGTCTGAGATGAAGAAGTATCTTTAACTAAATTCCAATTAGTAACATTATAATTTGTAGATACAGTAAATCCATTTATTGATATTTCCAGCGAACTATCTACACTCCACAAAGTAATGTTTTTAGCACTTGCGGTGCCATTTACATAATTTTTTATTATTGTTTTGTTATCTACTGTTATTGAATATCCATCTGAATCTGTTACAGTTCCACTATCACAAATTAAAACACCATCATTAAATGTGGTATATAAAGTACTTCTATTGGATAATTCAATAATCTCTTCAATGTCTAAATTTCTAGCAAATTTCACATAACCTTGCTGAGTATATGGAATAGGATCTGCAGTTGCTTCACCTCTATCAGTATTATTAATTGTTCCATCGATTTTAAAAAATTCATTTGAATGAATACTGCAAATAGCTTCAATTGAAGTTTTTAATGCAGTGGCATTTAAATAATCAGTACCAAAACCTTCAGCCATACCCGAAGCTATCATTGTAGTTCCAGAAGACTCTAAATACGATGAGGTATCATTAATTAATTTATACCAAGCTCCGCTTGAATCTTGATAACTCGGTAGAGAATAAACTACATTTTTAAAATGAGTTTCTAAAAGTGTTTTATTTGTATCAGTTGTCGATTTGTTGTAATAATAATCCATAATACCAAGGAAAGATTCTATCCACCAACCATTACCTCTTAACCAAAATCTTTCTGCTCTTACATTTTTGAACAATTGTTCTGTTTCACGCCATTCATAACCATCAATATAAATCATCCAATCTCTTGTTTTATTTAAATTAGTTATATTTCCACTTAAATTAGCAGCTCGAAATAATCCTTCCATTGAATAAGAAAAGTCTGTAATATTACTATACTGATGAGAGCCATCAGTTTCATTAAAAACTTGAGTATTAAAATACCAATTAGTAGAATTAATAGCTAAATTTTTATAATAATCTATATCTGTTAAATCATAAACTTTCAATGAATACTTTATTCTACCCATAGGATAATCAACAAATCCTTCCCAGCTTGATGGATAAGGATCTCTAAATACATAACCAGTTCTATTGGTCTGATAATCAATTATATCAATCATTCTTGTTAAATAAAATATATTTTCAGTAACATTATAAGTATCCATCAAATCTCCAATTAAAGTTCCAGTAGTCCACTGATCTCTCCAATAACTAGCAGAACCATCTCTAATGTTGTTGAAACTATTACTATAATCATCTTCATTAAACCAGTCTCTAATTACCCCATCTTTATTGTGACTTCTCACAATCCAAGAACCAACCAGCTCAACATTTGTTAAATCATGGTCAAATACATATTGTTTCATATAATTATCGTGTTCAGAAATGTCTTCACCAATTTTATAAGGAATGAATGTAAATCTTTTGTAATCTATATTATAATTCCAAGACTGAGAGAAATTTCTATACCAAAATATTTGCTGGCTTGAAGTATTAGAATAACTTGAATTTAATAAGTTACCAAAAGATACTCTTAAAGCATCAGTGCCATCATCATAATTAAAATATCCTCCAGTATAACTTCCACCAACATCTGAATAAACATAACTTGAATTCAATTTATTAGTATATTCATCAGTTTCATTAAAAACAATTCCAATTCCAGCAAGAGTAACATCAGCAGGAACATGAATGAATCTAGAAGCTTCTAATTGTTTAGAATTATTGTCTAAATCAAACCAAAAATTCCAAAAGGTATTATCATATTCTATTTCATATTTTACAATTGTATGATTTCCTATTGTAAAATTATATATTGTCGGAGTTGCATCTAAAGTATCATAACTTCCTGTAGCATTTTTAAATTGCCCCCACATACTAATATTATAGTAAATCCAAGTATCTTCTGTTGTATTTCTCCAAGCTAAATCAATCATTTTTCCTTCTATTGTAGATAAATTCAGAAGAAAATTCGTTGAAATAAAAGATGTTGAATTTTCAGGTGCTTCTACTCCTCCATCCGCAAAACTCTCAACCGAAACATCCCCCAATATCAAAGGAGTATAAAACGAAGTCGTATCATTCCCTGCTATGAAAGTATAATTAAGTGTTAAGTTAGTTGAGGCATCATCAATAACAAAAGTCATATTAGTAAGAGAAGTAATCGTCTGTGGGTCAGTAGCCATCCAGCTTCCGTTGTAATATCCAACCGTTAAATTAATATCGCTTCCCATTAGTTCTTCAATTTGAGTAGAAACATTAACTCGATTATTCCCAG